GCCTGTATAACTATTATCAACGCCAGCGACGCACTAGCATGCTAGTACGCCGCCTCGTATATAAACCGACGCTAAACGCTTCAGGGATACCACTAAGGTACCTAGAAGTGCCCCGACTTGGGTCTCCAGTTTGCTTGAAGCTAGCAACGGGTGCTTGGTAGCATTCGTTGTTTTCAACAACCTTGTTGAGAAGATTCGCATGTTCGGCAAAATACCGAAGTAGTGAATTCCAGCCGCTTGCAGCTTTATAGACTGAAGGTGACTTGACGTCTCGGACGAGCCATTCGAGCTTTTGCAAGCTCTTATTAACTCGTCGACGTTTAGGTCTTCTGTCGGGCGTTACTGATCGAAGACTCGGTACATGAAGGTTCATGGCCTCGTCTGGTATATCTCCGTAAACGGAGTGTAACTTACTTACGATTGTATCGTAAGTTTCGAAGTAATGTTTATCATAGAAGGAGTTCGCGTAAGCGATCCAACTAGTATAAACATCGGCTGCGGGGAGGGACGACCAAACGGTCCGAAAACGGACCGGCGTGACATCGACACCTGCGAAGGCGTCTTTGCCACATGATTCCCTAAAGAATCCTTTGGTGCAACTCTTGTCACGGTTACAGAGTAACCCAAATGACTCGAGTTGTTCGATTGCGTTCTCGGCGTGAGCCGTTGGAACAATCACGTCATCTCCATATACTGCGACACGGGAAGCCGTGTCGGCATCAGGTGAACCCGCTGATAGAATCGCCCAGATTGTCAGCGCCATAATGGGAAAGCATAAACTGCTTCCCATCGGCGCGAACTTTCTGAGGTTTAAGATCCTACCATCAGGTAGCACCGTTGATAAACTCCTGCAACATTCGAGGTACTCACATATGTGAGGCGGGAATAGCAGGCGAACAAGATCAAGAGAAACGCGATCAGAGGCCTCTTTAAGGTCGAATGTCGCGTAACCCCACTCCGGCATGGAACCAAGATAGGCCCCACGTCGGTTGGTTTCTTGATCAGTGAAGAACACATTATACCGGGTGGTATGATGCGTCTCTACTAACTGGACTATCGCCCTTGCCAAACCTTGCTGAATCCATTGGAAATCCACTGGTTCACACGAGATAAGGCGAGGACCGCGCGAGTCTTTTGGTACGAGTATAACTCGAGCCGAAAGATCCGCATCTGTAAGGCCTATATAGGCCTTATAAGAATCACAAACATGCCCCGTGGACGCACAAAAGAAGGCGTCATAGGGATAAAGCTTTGTGATACGACCCGACACGTTCGTCCATTCATATTTTTCCCAGAGCTCTTGCTTGGTAGCAACAACTCCAGGACCATGTGATGGATAGATGTGAGTAGGATCAAAGAAAGCAAACACATCTGACAGCAGATGGCGTGCTTTCCGCGCAATGGAAACCTGATGGTGGGGGTTAAACCTTAACATCGGGCGGCCACTGTTCGTAGCAACTGCTCGAGTGATTAGCTCAAACATTGGTATACGCTGGACCAGATCATCTTCAGTCTTAACAAACTGATCGATGACTTGTTGTTCTTGTTTATCAGTGAAAGGCAGCTTGTACTTATAAAAACAGTACAAGATTTGCCTAAGCACCTTGACGCTTTGCGCGCATGGAAACGGAAGGAGAACACCGTCTGCACCGAGGACTTCTTTGAAGAACTCCCCCATGAAAATGGGAAGTCCACTGCCAGGAAGGGGTTTAAATCCCAAACTAGCAGCGTTCAATGGAGGTCCTCCGGCACAAGCCCGATCAAAGGCTTTGCCAAGACGGGGTAAAGACTTCATTAAGAAGCCAATCCCTTCCGAACGGAGTCTAGACTCAACTTTTTTAAGAGTGAGTCGTAGACTGCGACAGTTGAACACTACTCCATACGATGAATGAACATCGTTAAGCAGTGCAGCGATGATATTATACTCATCTAGGCTCTTATTGGATACCATAAGGTAATCCTCCTAGAGCATGCAACACTTAACGACTCAAACACGTGACAACAACTAAAACATATGTATGCCAAAAAAGACAAACACACGTCGAAACAACCAAGCAAGAAACATCTACGAACACGTAATCCCAAACGGCAAGCCACCCAAAAGGGTGGTGATCCGAGTTGGAGTCCGTGCAGTAGTTGCAGCCAGCCAGGTTGTAGCCCTAAACTACTTGTCCGGGTTGCCGGACGGGGAATATGGATTATCCGCCGTTCCTGTGTCAATAGACACAAAGACGGCTGGGTTACCTACATTCCTTACGTCAGCGAACCTTGGGAACAAGTTCCTTCCGGCCTACGAATAGACGAATTAAGAGGCTTTGAGAGTTTTAATCTCAAAGGCCAATTTGTTGAAGAATTTGGGTGGTTCACACCCAACGTCGACAACTTCGTCGCGTTCTTGGACGCGGTCGCCGACACTTTTGGTGTCGACGAACGTATCCTTAAATACGGTCGCGAATTCACAACGGCCCTTTTAGAGGTCGAAATGAGCTACGGCAACAGCAAAAATGCTGCAGCCGTTACTTCGCGATAATAAGTAGGAGTTTAGAGTTGTTAGTTTCACGTGACCCGATGGGGTACACTTCATTGTATAACTCTTTGGCCGAAAACTTACAGCCAATAAGAAACACAAAGAAGGCGATACCACCGAGTAAGAACCACAGGACGATGAGAGCCTTCACAGGCCCCCATTGAGCATAGTGGCGGCACCATTGCCCGTGCAATCGTAGAGTATAGTCGTAGAGGCCCCTAACGAGGCCATGAACGACATTAACTCTGCGAGAACATGGGCAGCTTCTGCTGACGTCGTGGCTGCCCCTACGGGGTAGTCAAGAACGCCATAAGCAGAATAGGTAATCGGAGTAAGGTTATCGACGGCCGAGATGACAGTCTTGTCAAATCGAACCACCGAACGCCTACGCTTCGACAACCCACTCCCCGTCTCTTGATGTTTAATCGCGAGTCGGTGAGGCAGATACGGTGTCTCAGATATCTGAGCAAATACCGTATCCCTGATGCCGGTCGACAGGCGGCTGAATTCAACTTCAGTTCCTGCCGAGTTCTTTATCTCATTGGTGTTAAGTGTATTACTTAGCATGCTTTGATGATGCGGGTCATTCCCGCTGTATAAGGGGGCGTTTTAATTCCTCCTTGTATGGCGCCTACGTGTTAAAACTAACGCGGCGCCTAGACTCACTTCACTTAATGTGAGCCCGCTCAATTGGATTGAGCTTATTGTCGGCATGCCCACGTCTCGTCGATAAGACGATTCGTAGACCGTCGGCAATGGATACCTGTCTCCGTTCAGCAATAGAGGATAAACGACACTGTTACTGACGCATTGCTGCGTCACAGTTATCGACCTCTGTCGCTTAGTAGAAAACAGGAATCTACGTATGTTTAGCTGTGGTTCCATGTTTGAGAGTTTGAATTGATCGAGATAACGGCTTACGCCGAAAACCCAATCAACAACAAACGACCAAGGAATGGCATTCCAGATAATCGAAGGGTTTAAATTCACCCCGAAACTATCTAAGAGGCCAAGCAAGGCAGCATGCTGCCTTTGGTACTGAGTATAATTGTAATTATACTCTATCTCTGCATGGAACACGGTAGGTGCATGAGTAACACGACGAGTGAGGATTATTCCGGTCTGCGGATTTGGCTTGACAAATCTTGCCAAACTTTGCATTCCAGAACTCTCATCAACGTCAGTGAACTCCTGTGCAGACAATGTAAAGTGTCTTGTCTGCGACCTACCCTCACGTGTTAAGAGGCCATTTACACGGCGCTCTAACTTGTTTAAAGCGGAGTAAACCCCGCTAATGTCAGCTAGGACGGTGAAGAGGTTAAACTTCAGTTGAAGATAACCATCAGCACCGGCATGGAAGAATCGACGTAAAGTTTGCCCACTCCGGAATAACTTCCGAGGTAGGTTAGCAATAAGTCGAATCGTTTTTGGTAGCGTTTTGAAGTCTTTCAACTCTATGAGAGAGTTGATTAACGACAAATCGGGACGAATCCCAGGAAGCATCGCGTTTAATGCGCGCTGCCGAACCTGGTCCTCGACCGAGGCCTTCGGGACAAACCCGTCGGCTGCCACCAAAAAGAAGCTTGGGAGATCCCGGTTAAGGGCCCCAGCTTCTCCATAGATACCATCGTAACCGAACCTGGACACAGTTGGTGTTGCAACGAAAAAACCGGGGTAGTTACCCCCGGCATCGGTGTAAACCCTGTGTCGACCGGACGTCTCGGAGCCAACAACACGTTTATAATGTTGAAAGCTCTTCCACGAATGCCGGTCGCCGACCGAGTTAGGCGTATAGTATTCGACGCGACGAGAAAACTCGCCGCAAGAGTACGGATACGGATAACTAAAGGGCGGATGAAGTGCATCAGTGACGGACCTCTGATAAAGGAGGTTTTCGCCAGATGCATCCCCAGGCTCAACTATTGGATGGTATTCTACTGTCATACGTATGGAATGTTGAAGTATTCAACTTGAGGACGGCGCCCAACAGGGGCG